TCTCGGCCAGCACACCTAGCAGCCGCAACGCCCGGTTAATCTGTTCGCCTGCGGTGTAGGTCGCCATGCTATTCCTCTTGGATTAAAACGTCCTTATTGCGCCGGCTGCGCCGCGCCACAGGCTCGGGGCTAGTTTCTTCAGCCACTGGCTCAAGATTGTACCTTGACCAACCGTTCTGAAGGTCAAGTTCAGCCTCTATGTCCAACGTAGCGACTTTGGCGCCGTGGACAGGATGGGTTAGGTAGATTGCTGCCATGCGTAGAAACGGAGCCGAGATTGTCGGCCCCGTTCGGTTTTACAGTACGTGAATCACCGCAAAGTTGATCACCACGGCCTCAGACAGCGAACCGCCCGAAAGGTTGCGTAGGGTGATCGTGCAGCTTCCGGTAGCCTTGCCAGAAATCCAGCAGTTGTAGGCGCCAGCAGTGGCACCGGAAGACACGCTCAACACCACAACGTCTTTAGCGCTGATAACGCTGTTGGTCAGCGTGAACGAGACGTTCGTGGCGTTAGCCAGAGCGGCGTTGTTCATCGTAATCTGACCAGCGGACTTGTTCAAGGTCACGCCCGTCGATTTGTCAGTCAATTGCGTGACCGTACCACTCGCTTCTGCGGTGTAGCCCAGCTCACCACCAGACAGCACTGAGTCAGACCCAATGATGTTCTGGTCTTCAAAAGCCACACCAATTGGTTTGGTATTGGAGGACATAGTGTTTCCTTTAAAAACAGGGGGCCAAAGCCCCCTGGCTATCACGAGATGCGGTAGCAAGTCCAAGTGCCGTCGCCGGTCTTACGGGCACGGAAGTGACCCGAAGAGGCAGCAGCCACTGCGCCAGCGCCGACCAAGGTCCAGCCGGTGCCAACCGCAACAGTAATTGCATCCGAACCGGAAGCATCAATGTTGATGACGAAGAAGTCAAACGCAGCGTTCACTTTAGATGCGCTAGAAACGTCAGCTTCCAGGTCTGCCACGGTGGGCAGAGTCAGGTTGCCAGCGGTGCCGTTGAAGGTGAACAGGCCGTTTGCCAGTTGAGCAGCCGTAGCGGTAGCTGCGGCGGTCAGTGCAGTCGGAGCACCCTGAACAAACAGTTGAGCTTCGCCGACGTTGCCGTCGCCAATCTGGTAGCCACCAGCGCCATTAGGAAGAGCCATGATAAAGTCCTTTCAAAAAAGTTACGAGAACGGGGCCGAAGCCCCATTCGATCAGCCCCAGAGGCGAACGCCCATCTGAGGACGAATCACGCTGTAGCCGTACAGCACGTCAATACGGCAAGGCATACGGTCGTTGTTGATGTCGTACTGACGAACAACGCGCAGGCTGATGCCATTGTGAACGGCGCGAGCGGCCATGTCCACACCTTGCGGCAGGAGCAGGTCGGCGGTAGCGAAGGTGATCGCGTCCTTGTGGTAGACCAAGTTCTGAGCGTACTGGCTGGAAGCCGCGCCCACAAACACCACAGCCTTGCTGTTCTGCGGCAGAACGTCCACAGTAGCCAGAGCGTGGTTGGCCGAGTACATCGGAGCCACGGTGATGTTGCCGGCGCCAGAGCCGTTCAGGGTCACGTCAGCGGCTGCGACGAACTGGAACAGCGAACCAGTAGACTCACGGGTTTGCGGGTTCACAGCGAAGCAGTCAGCAACAGTAAACACGTCGCCGAGCTTGACGGTAGCGTTTGCACCAGCGCCGGTGATGGCGATGGTGGTGGCGCCTTCAGCGGTCACAGCAGCCGACAGCGAGCCGCCGGTAGCGGTGCGCGAGCCGGTGGTGAACTGCTTGATCGACTGAGACATGTTGACTTCGTCGAAGCCCAGCACGCCCATACCCATCATGCCGTTCTTGAACTGCTTGCTGATGGTGTCGGTCGGGTTGAACAGACCTTTCATACCTTCAACCAAGCCAGCGTTGGCAGCCGGGTTAACGGTTGCGTAGCGCGGGTTCATCACAGCAGCGTTCTCGTTGAGCTTCTGCTGGGCTTGCAGCAGAACCAGCGAGGTGCTGGGGGTAGAGCCAGGCGTGCCGACGGTGTTGCCGATGTACTTGTAGCTGTTTGCCACGTCGGCGTCGATGGACGAGGCCAACTGGCTGATACGAGGCTTCAAAACACGCTCTGCGAAGTCGTCCAACTGCATGGTCAGTTCGGCAGAGGTGAAGTTCACGCCGATGTGCTTCTGTGAAGAAACAGTCAGGGTGGTGAACTGCTCGTTGTCGTCCTGAACTTGCAGGGCCGCGCCGTCGGTGACCAGAGCGCGGTCAGGCAGACGGATACGCAGAGTCGAACCAATCTTGGCACCTTCAACAGCAAAGCTGTCGTCGTACTGACGGTTCACGTTACGGGTGAGCACGAGGTTGTTCTCCAGAATCTCCAGAGCCTTCCGCGTGATCATGTCAATGGTAAGAATGCTATTCGCCATGATGCGAGTCCTTTCAAAGTTTTAGCGGTTCATTTGCGCTTGCAGCTTTTTCATCTGCCGGGCACGTTCAGCTTCAATCCAGTCCGACGTACTCATGGCCTTCACAGAGCGAGGGTCAGTTGTATCGTAGGACGAGCTTCCACTGGTTCGTGCGGTAACAGGCGAAATCGGTGCGGGCGCAGACGTTGTTGGTTTTACGATCGGATTGGTGCCAAGTTTGGCCTCAATCTTTCCAATCTCACGAGCCTGCAAAAGAGGTGACAGACGGGAAATGCGATCAGCTTCCTTCGGGTTGGTTCCCAGCCAGTAGGCTAGGTCCGGCCCCATGTCGGACGCCTTGATTGTCTCGGCCATCACGTCGGTGACGCGAAGCTGCGGGTTGTAGGCGACTTGTTCAAAGTCGTCGTACTTGGCCCTGGCTTCTTCCTCACGCTCGTGGTAAGCGTCGTTAATCTCAGCCTGCTGCTTCTGGAACTCACGCTGCGCGAGCAGTTCTTCGGCTTTTCTGACCGCCAACGCTTCCGCGTAGGCATCAGGAGACTCGAAATGCTCGATAGGCGGGACTTCTTTCGGCGCTTGCGGTTGTGCAAGTTTTGCCTGCTGCTCACGTTCCCATTTGCGCTGCTCTCTGGCAAGACGCTTGCTGATCATCGCATCGATCTCAGCCTGGGTGAATTTCTTCTCCTCGGGCGTCTGCTCGGGTTGATTCTCAGCTACTTCCGGCGCGTTTTGTGCACTTTCCGGGGCGGCCGTCGCCTCGGGTGCTGGCGCGGATTCAACTTCCGCTAAGGCTTGCTGGACTTCTTCAGTCATTTCATGTTCCGTAGGAACCCTGGTCTACTGGGCCAGTACAGTTTGGAGATTACTCGTAGACGACAGTGTATTCGATGGTGTTTGCAATGTCGATGTACAGACCCTTGCTAAACCAAATACCTGACGGGAAGCTGATGTACTGCGTGCCGGCGGCGACAGTCACAGTGTTTGCAATCTTAGGATCGCTGGTGCTGGCCGTGGCGCTGTCGTACAGCGCAAACGTCCCGCTAGAGGTGCTGGAAATAAACACGCCGAAGAGCTTACCGCCGCCAATTTTGATCTGGGCGTCGGCGTTGCCTTGTCTGTAAAGTGCCATGATGCGTCCTTATGCGAGGAATTTGAGTTTGTACAGCGTTCGCAGATATATCTCGACGATATTATCAATCAACTGCTGAAGCGAAGTGTCTTCTTTTTTCGCCACTTTGTAGCGCATCTCCTCGACCTCAGCCAGCGACGATTCGAGGAACTCGATGATGTTGGTCGTCTTCTTGGCCGAGTGCAGGCTGATCGGCCCGATAAGACCGTGACGGCCTTGGTACGCCTCGGCAAAGTCGTCAGCCGCGCCGATGATGCGGTCATAGAAAATGTTAAGCGCCACATGCTTAGAGTAACTGCGCGTGTTTAGGTGCACCGAATGGGCCACGTCGCGGGCCAAGAACAAGACGCCCATGAAGTTGGCGGCGGTGCTCATTGCATAGCTCCTGGTTGCATCTCTGGCTGCATCATCTCTGGCGGCGGCATCTCGGGCTGCATCTCAGGCATCTGCGCGTTCAGGTTATTACTCTCCATCGCAGCGGCCACGACGCCCATAGCGATGTCTTGAATCTGCTGCTCGGTCATGCCGGCCTGCACGGCGCTGATGCGCTGCGTCTCAGCCTGGTACGCCTTGATCTCGGCCTCGAACTCCTTGATCGACAGATCACGCGCTTCCATCGACTTCTGCACGTTTTGCAACATGCCGGCCATCTGCTGCATCTCTTGGTTCATGGCCTCCATCTGCTGCTTGGCCGCTGCCAGCGCCGGGTTGTCCTCGTCGTCACCAATGATGGCTGGATCGATCACTTTGGCGAAGCGTTGCGACATTTCCTGAGCGCCCGGCCAGTCCATGTTCTTGACGAACAGGTCGCCAGCCACACGCCAGAGGTCTGGGTTGCCTTGCAGTAGCTGGGCCATTGCTTCAAGCGACTCTTGGCGCTTGGTGGCAAAGCCGGGGCCAGTGATGACCATGACGTCGTACTTGCCGACGCCAGGGTTGTAGATTTTCTCGACCACGATGCCCTGCTCGTTGACGATCTTTTTGACCGGCTCGGGCTGCATCGGGTTGATCTTGACCATCTTAGACTGGCCGTCCTCGCCGACGATGCGGGCGATGCGCTGCGTGTCGTAGATTTTTGGGATCAGGTCGATCAGTTGCCGCCCGATGTAGCGGATGAACCGAGCGTAGTTGTCCACGTAGTGGTACGTGCCGGTGTCCGACTCGCGCTGACGGGCTAGAATGGCCCTGCCGCTGCGCTCGTTGGACGTCTGGCCCAGCGATGCGTTGTACTGGCCGGTCGTGTTCTTGATGTCGTCAGACGCGCCCAACTTGGCCTGGATCAGACCCGTCTGCGGCAGCGGCGGGGCTGCGCGCTGGGGCAGCGGCAGCACGGCGCCTGCGCCGTCGGTGACGTCCGGGTTGACCTCAAGGTAGGGCCAGTTCTGGGTGTTTGCAGTCTTCCACTGCATCTCGTAGCCCTCGAACTGACCACCGTAGCCGATGAACGGCGCTTTGGGGGCCAAGGCCAACATCTCGGCTTCTTGGCTCGTCCAGTAGTTGTACATGCGCTGCGCGTCTTTGGCGTTACGCACGAGGCCGCTAACGTACAGCCGGCCCTCAACCTCAAACTCATTGCCCACGCAGCGCACCACCGGGATGTGCGAGCCAGCCCAGTCGGACCGCTCCAGCACCTCGTAGCCGTTGATCTTGAGCCACTTGACCTTCTTGCGGTCAGACGGGCGCGAGCGCAGGGGCTTGCCGAACTGCATCCGCAGCATCTTGTCCTCGGGCGTGCCTTGGAACGCTGTGACGTTGCCGGGGTACAGGTTGAGCGTCTCTTTGGTGTTTTCGATGTAGAAATACTCGGCGATACGCACCGTGTTTTCGTTCATCCACTGGCTAAAGCCTTGATCGCCCACACCCAGCGTTTGCAGCGTGGTGATGGGCGCGGCGTCCGGGTACTGGCGCTCGTACTCGTCCTTGGGGATGTCCTCGGTGATGAAGCACCAGCGGGCGTCTGAGCCGCACGGGTCTTGGATCAGCGGGTCCATGTAGACGCTAAACGAGTTGCGGATGCGCCCGATCTTGATGTCTTGGTCGAACGTGTTGTCGTCGCAGTACTCGGTCAAGATGCGCGCGTAGCCCTCGCCGTAGGACACCTGGTTCTCGCAAGCGGTGTCGTAGGCCACGTCGGCGTCCGAGATGTACTCGATGTGCCGGATCATGCCGTTGAAGATTTCCGCCACCTCGACGTCAGCACCGTCGTCGGCCGGGATCACCTTGGGCTGCGGCCTGTTTTGCCGCTGCTCGTTGGTCACCTGATGGACGTGCTGCGGCAGCTTGTTGATGGTCAGGCACGGCCTGGCGTTGATCGTCTGGCCCTGCACCGCACCGCGAGTAGCGAGCACGTCGGCCGGCCACTGCCAGTGGTTGTCGGGCGAGCCGGCGTAAAAGCGCAGATCGTCTAGCTCGTCCTCACGCGACTCAGACAGCGCAGAAATCGCCATGTTCAGGCGGCTGCGGGCCGTCGAGAGCACCTCGGAGTCGCTCTTGTCCTTGGCCGAGCCGCCTTCGCTGACCGCGCCAGCAGCGGCGATTCCTGTGTAGTCCATGATTACTTAATCTTGCTCAGAACCTTGGCAACGGTCGCTTTGACGTTGTTGCCTGCGGGGATGCTACCGTGGCAGCCCATGCCGGGCATCTTGGAGTACGTCTCTTTGTTGCGGTCAGGCATCCCGCCGCCGGACATCTTCGGCTCGCGGGCGTTGAGTTTGCTGATGGGTTCGAGGTGCTTGCTCATTTCTTTCCTTTCGGCGCAGCGCGCTTGACAGCATATGCGATGGCAACGGCCTGTTTGACCGGCTTGCCAGCCTTGACTTCAGCCTTCACGTTCTTGCGGAAGGCTTCCTTACTAGCAGACTTGACGAGCGGCATTACTTGCCCTTCTTGGCCGTCTTGGCCGACTGTTTGAACGCCTTGTTGGTCGGCGCGCCAGGCGAGCCGGGCTTACGCATCTTTTCGCCCGAGCCTTCTTTGATGCGCTCGCGCTTGGCGTGGATGTTAGCGTAGAGTCCGGGCTTTTTCATATCAGCACTTCCATCGTTTGAGTGAGGCCTTAGCGCGCTCGGCGTCGCCCTTGGCGTTCTTAACAACCCCTTCCATGCGGGCACAGAAGGACGCCTTGCGGCCAGCGTCCGCCTTAGTCTTGGGGCTGGGTGCCGGCGGCTTGAGGTTGGAGCCGGTGGCTGCGTTGTACTTGGCGCGGCCCTTGGCGGTCAGGCCCGCGCCCTTGCTGACGGGTAGCTTCTCGCCCCGTCCAACGCTAAGAGACACGCCTTTTTTCGCCATTACGCCCTCTTTCTTTGCTGATACGCGCGTTGAGCAATACGCCCGCACTCTCTGCATTCTCTACGAGGCCCACCATTCCGTCCACCTGTAGGCCGCGTTACGGTGTTTTCGGGCGTGAACTCATGCCCGTGCTTGCAGTGCGTCAGTGTACTACGCCATCCGTAGTTTCCGCGAGAAATGTTTTCTTGTAAAGTGACAGGTTCAAGATGATCGGGGTTACAACAGTTTCGGACTTTGCAGAGGTGATCTAGCGTCAGCTTGTCTGGAATTTTACCTTTGTACGCTTCGTACACTTCACGATGCACATATCGGGGCCCCGCCATCGCGTAGCCGTCATGCGACAACCTTTTTGTCCACAACCAGCAACCATTTGGCTGCTTGTCTATGTAGTCGTTAAAGTCAATTCGCTTACTCATTTAACTGCCCATCCAACTTGTTGAATGGGACGAAGCGTAAACTCTAGACGAGCGCCTGTCAACTGGTTCGCGCATCTCGCGGTGCGCCACTGGGAAGGCAAACGTCAACGCTATTGCATCGGCTGCGTCGGGGCTTGCCAAACCACGGGCTTTCATGTCCTTTTTGGACTCTAGGTAGATCGTACCACGAGAATCGGGCTTCATCTTAGGCGAAATCAGGTCAGACTTCAAGAACCTGTCGTTTGGCACGCTCGCCGACTTGAGCCAGTCGCGCATCTCACCCCAGATTTCCGCCCTCTTGTTGCCGTACATGATCGGGTTCTTGGCTTTGTTGCCGAAGTTCACGCCTCTGATCTTGTACCGCTGCTCCTTGAGCCGGTCCACGACGCCCGCACCCAGCCCGCCCTCGTCGATGTTGACGAGCGTGGGCTTGAACTCCTCAATGGCGTCGATGACGTGCCCGACCACCGTCATGGTGTCGTCGCCCCGGTGCCTGATCAGCTTCAAAATGTCCCGCCCCTGCCGCACGGCGATGACGGTCGCGTCCGCCCCGAACCGCGCCGGGTCCACGCCGACCACGATCGGCGCCGATTCGTCCTTGTAGGGCTGCCGCTTCATCGCCGCGTCCACGATGCCGATGCTGATGAACTGGTCGTCGCCCTCATTCGGGAACTGACCGTACACCTCGACGTGCGCCTGGCTGCTGTCTGGCCCGTATTCCGCGATGATCTGCTCGTAGACCTGCTTGTCGGTGCCCTCAACCGTCCTTGCATCCACGATTTTCGACTTCCAGAACTCGCGTTTGCTGTTAAACGCCTCGTAGAAGTACCCCGTGTTGCGGCGCGGGTTGGAAAACGCCAGCCAAAAGCGATTTGGCGTGTTTTCCGTAAAAAAACCGCTCGTCACGGCCCAGATCGAGTCGTCAATACCCGACGCCTCGTCAAAAATCACCATCACGCCGTCGAAGTTATGCACGCCAGCGTAGGCGTCGGGGTTCTCCGCCGACCACAGCCGCCCCTCGACGCCCCAGTAGCGCGTGCCTTTTCGCAGATCGCGCTCGACTAGCTCGGTCAGCCACTTGGCCGGCATCAGTCTGGTGGCTGACACCTCGAACCAATGGCTGTTGATCGACATCGCCAGCCACTTTGTCAACTCGGCCCAGGTGATACTACGTAGCTGGCTTTCCGAGTTGGCCGAGATGATGGTCGTCGAGCCGATCCGCGTGGACAGCATCCAGTCCGTGATCCAACTGACTAGCGCCGACTTGCCGATACCACGGCCTGAACTGACTGCCAGGCGCAGCACGTCAAAATCTAGGCGGCCGCCGTTCTGCTTGATGTGCTCGGCCATAGTCGCGAGCACTTCGCGCTGCCACTTGCGCGGTCCAGTGAAGTGCTCCAGCGGCGTGCCCTTGACACCCCACGGATACGCGAACATCACGAACGCGAGCGGGTTGTCCTTGATGGCCGGCGACCACAGCCGGGCCATTAGCTCCTGCTCGTCCTGCGCGCTGTAGCGTGTGGTCTGCATTACAGATCAAACAGCGGGCTGACGAGCCAGATGATCACTAGAAATAAGGCGATCCACAGAAGTATCTTCACTAATGACCTCCACGACGTCCAGTACGCGGCGCTGCGCCTCCTGTAGCGCCGCCGTGATGCTGATCTGCTGGTTGACGTCCACACTGATAGCCTGCTTGGCGACCCAGCCGTGGACGTTCTGCAAGATCGCCAGCGCCGCCTTGGCGTCGCCCTGCTGCGCTGCCTGGTGCAGCAACTCGCTCATCTCCATCTCGCCCTCGGCGCGGCCCTTGAGTTCGGCGTACTCCGCGATCTCGTCGAACTGCTTGAGTAGCTGGTACTCCTTGGGCAACATGCCGGCGGCCAACGCGAGAGCGTCGCCCTTAAGGCCGCGCTTGGCAGCCTTGTATATGCGATGGAGCCGATCCTCAGTCGCACGCAACTGACGCGGCTCATACGGCAAAGTCTCGAACATGCGCGGAATATACCAAAAATTTTTGAAAAAAGAAAAATTGTTTGTAGCCCCTCCGCTTTCGTGACCTTTGCCTCGCCGGCCCCCTCCCCCCCTCTTCTTTAGTTGGAGGGCGGCCAGGCGTAGGCCAGGCGGCGGCTAGTTAGCAAGCCCTTACTTACACGGCCCGGCGGCTTTGGGTCAGTTGGGTCAGTTTGTCACGCGGCTCAAGGTCGATCGGCTGGCGTGCAGGCTTGGGTCATTTGGGTCATGCGGCGCAGAGTCAAGAGCTTGCGTGCCGTCAGATTTATGGGCCGTCCAGGGCTTCTAAGAATGACCCAAAGAAAAAGCCTTGTAAATCAACAAGTTAGGCGCGAGCGCGGGATTTTTGGGTCATTTGTCACGCGACTGAAGGTCGCTCAACCCCCTTTGGCGCGCTGCTGGCGACGCCGGGGCGTTCGAGATTGCGCACCACACTGTATACAATATATACATCTCCTTTTAGACTTATAAACCAATGACAATTTGACCCAAAAGCCCCGATTCTCCCTGTGGACGCGCTTGGGTCATCTCGCCCCGCGAACGTGACAATCCATAACCGCACACTGACCCAACTTAGGGAAACCACCTAGAAAATATCTGTTGACTGCTGCAAGACAATCCTTTACAGTCTCTATGTCGCAACAACGCGATGCAAACGAGTACAGACAATGCGCCAACACTACACACCCGAACCCGAGCGCCGGCCCAGCCTGCTGCGCGACCTCCTGCAAGCCACCATCGTCGCCGCGCTGATCGGCGCGCCCTTCGCAATCTACTTCTGGAACATGACGCCATGATCACCATCACCCACAATCGCGCCACTTTCACTGTCAAGCCCGAAAACGCCGAATTGACTCGCGAGCTACTGGCCTTGATTGACAAATCCAAGGGCCGCAAAGGGCGCAAACTGCCCAAGGACAAGGGTCAGGCCAAGCACGATAGCAGCAAACGCCATTTCCCGGCCTTTGCGGCCGGGATGAGCACGGCCGACTATGTGGCACGCTACGCAGCCCTTAACGGCCATTTGCACCTTGCCAAGGTGGACTATGAGCACGCGGACCGGCCAGCGGCCATGTTGGACCCGTCTATCCCGGAGGTTGTATGCGAACAATAGGCTATTTGCACCACTTCGGCGGCATAGAGTTGGACTGCACCCTAGAGTATGACCCCGGCCAGACGGCCAGCGAGATAGACCCGCCCTATCCACCGGTGGCCTACCTGATCGCGGCTAAAGTGGGCGGTGTCGACATCCTGCCCCTGCTGGGCAATGACCTGATCGGCCAGATAGAAGAGGGCGCGATATGGTCGCGGGATTAGTTGCGGTTATACTGGTGGCACTGCTGGTAGTCTTCCTCGACCTCTGAGCAGTTGCCACCTCCTGTCTTAGCCCCCACCGGCCACAAGCCCGTGGGGGTTTTTCTTCACTTCACCCGCACCATTGCCGGCGCTGGCGTGTCCTCGCACAGCCGGCGCAGGTCCGACTTAGTGTGATCGACCATGCTGGGGTGACAGTAGACGTTCTTCTTGCTCGGGTAGTCGCCCGACGCCAACCGCCCGAGGTTGACCCACCCGGCTTCCTTGAGGGCGTGCAGCAGCGCGGCCTGGGGCACTTTGACCCCGGACGGCGCCGAGCCGGCCACGCGGTCGCAGAGGGCGTGAAAGGGCGAACCGACGACGCCACGGGCGAACTCACCCCGACGCGCGCGCATCATCTCGACTAGGTAGCTCTCGGCAATGCTCATCCCATGCTCGACCAGGTTCGCTTTGAACTCAGTCCAAGCCGGCGCGGCGGACGGGTTAAACGCGGACACGTCGCGGGCGTGCAGCCAGGCGGCGATCGCTTCATACCCGCCGGCCTTGTACCAGGCCCACAGCCGCGCGGCGGCGTCCGGGGCCATGCGGGGTGCGGTAGACCAGATCGCAAACCACCGGCGGTCCTGCGAATCCAGGCTAATCGGCACGGGATCATTGGAAAACGCCAGCACGAACATACGGTTGAGCGAATCGTACGGGTGCAGCCCCTTGCGGTTGATCGTCAGCATGTCCGGGGGCGCGGCGATCACGGGCTTGAGCTTGTTGGCAAGGGCGCGGCGGTCCCTGGCCTCGGGTTCTTTTAGCTCGTTAAGAATCAAAATCTCGGACTCCAATGCGTAGCCCCACTGTGACCCAAGCGTGTCGTTGTCAAGCAGCCCTCGGTTTTTCAGTTGCGGCCCACAGACCGCCCAAATAAAGGGCGCCCACAGCGTGTCCTTGCCACAGCCTTGGTCGCCGCCATGCAGCACCGCGTGGTTGATCTTCACTTCTGGGTGCTGGACTTTGTACGCCATCACGTTAAAGACGTGCTCGCGCTCACTGGCCTCGGGGATGAGCGCCTCGCAGTGGGCTAGCCAAGGGCTGACGTCGCCCCCACCTGAAACGGGCGGTCGGGCGTCGCGCCAGCGGTTGCCGTACACGTCGCCGTCACGCGCCACCAGCACGCCCTCGCCGGCGGCGTAGGTGATGCCGACCAGGGCGCGGGCGCCCATCTCTTGGCGGTTCTCGTCAAAACAGTAGCTGGCCTCGATCTTGGGCTTCTTGCCGAACCTTGACCGGCACTCGATGTGCCGAAATAGCGCGTTGAAGGTGCTGCGGCTGATCTCGCGGCGGTCTTGCAGGTCAAAGTAGTGGTCGCCCTCTTGGACGTAACAGAACCGCTTGTACCAGTCGGCCATTGTGGTGCGGCCAAGCTCCTTGCGCTCGACCTCGGCGATCACGCGCTTGGCCTCGTCGGGGAACGCCTTGGTCGGCTCTAGCTTGTCGAGCGCGCCGGCCATCATCGACGCCAGTAGCTCATCGCGCAGGCCAGGCGCGTGGGATGGGCCGCCCTGCTCGGCCACCCACGCGAGGAACGTATTGCTGTCCAGATCGATGCAGTGCGAGTGCAGGCAGCAGAACGCCCGCATGGACGGGTTATAGCGCCCCTCCGGGTTGCCGTCGCTGTGCTCGGCACTGTTGGGGCAGATGACGCCGGCCCAGCCCTGCGCGTTAGGCTTGGCCAGCACCAGCCCCTGCCCCGACAGCCAGGCCAGCACGTCGTCGGCGCCGTCGTCAGACACGCGGATGGGCCGGTAGGGGTTGCTGCCGGCCTCGGCCGGGGTGACGCCGAGCGCCTCGCATATCTGGGGCAGGGTGAATTGCCGCTCGGGGTGAAACTCGATTAGGCGCGAGGCGAAGCTGTTGCGGCCGGGCTTCATGTTAATAGAGCCGGGCAGGCGAAAGTTACGCACCGGATTGATCGCGCCACGGTCGCTGTAGCCGGCCTCGGCGATCGCCAAGATGGCCGCGCTGTACTCGGCCTTGGTCGGTTGGTCGTCCAGGCCGAAGGCGTAGCCCCACTGGACGCTGCCCTCGCTCGTCTCCATGATCCAAGTCGGGGCCAGCGGCGGCGTCTTGGGCGCCTTCTCAGGATCGCCCACGTCGTCAAGCACCATGCAGAGCACGTATTCGCAGTTGGCCGCCGAGGCGCTGACCTTGCCGTCGGTGAAGCGGTCAACGATGAAGCTGGCGGTGTTGCCGTACCAAGACTGCCCGTCCTTCATCTTGTGCGTGGGCAGGAACGCCGGCCAAGTGGCCTTGACCGCACCGTCGGCGTGGTACTGCATCTGCCCGTCCTTCAGTTGTGGCTTTTGCCTGACAACTAGGAACGTCTCGCCCTCGGGCGCGAGATTTGTGATAAAGTTCAAAAAATCCATCGATTAGCTCCTTTGGTGAAGACGCCCGGTTGCAGCCGGGCGTTTTTATTTTCCATACCTTGTCATGATCTCGGCCTCAACGGCCAATGGGATGCCCTCGGCCCATGCAGGCGGGGAGCACATGATACGCTCCATCTCCTGCTTCATCTCCTCGGGTTTGTCTGTCTCGACGACGATCTCGTCGTGGACGTGCAGCACCACGCCGTCGAGTTGGCGCAGGGCGTGGCGTAGGATGTCATTGGCAGCGGCTTGGGTGATGTTCTCGCACGCAAGCCCTTTCCAAAGGCGCGCTCGGGGCCATTCTGTCGCGTCAGCGGCGGGCTTCCAAGATGCTTTGGCGTAAGTCACCCCATCGCTTTCCAGCCGAGCGTAGGGGTAGCATAGCACGCGCCGCGACGGCAGGGCGTACCACAGATGCTGCCCGTCGAACATGTACGCCACGCGCCCGGCGTAGAACTCATGCCCGACGTTACGCATGGCGCGGGTGTACGCCTCCTCTAGCTGCTGCCAGAAGCGCACGGACCACGGGTTGGCGCGGCGCCACGCCTCGACGATGCGCCGAACGTCTGATTCAGGCAGGTGCACGCCGTAGACGCGACCCATCGCAGCGAAAGCGCCCGCACCGCCGGCAAATCCTAGCGCGAGCTCCATTACTTTGCCTCGCTGACGAAAATCAGTCATGGCCGCATCGCCGTTGCTGTAGCCGTCAAGTATCGTTTCGTAAGGCACGCTAAACGCACTGGCAGCGTTAACGATGTACGGGTCGAGCTTCTTGCGGAACACGTCCAGCTTGGCCTCGCCTTGGTCGCTGGCGGCCAGCCACGGGTTGACGCGGCCCTCGATGGCCGACCAGTCGGCGACGACGAGGTGCTTACCCTTGGCCGGTATCAGTGCGGGCCGGAGCATTCCCCGTAGAACATCTGTAACTCGGCGTCCGTAAGCTGGGACGATAGCGTGGCCTCGGACCATAGCGGTTCGTACTGCATCAGGTTCCTTAGCGCACTTGCGAGTGAAGTTATGCACTTGGAGTCCATAGCTCGACGCACGACCTGTGGCGGCACCCCCAGCGAAGACAAAAGCTCCACGGACTCGACAATCCTCGTCGTCTGCCAGGTCTGCCATGCGGCTGAACTTCGCAACCGATGACGCCCAGAGGTCGTCGGCGCACTGTATAACCTCGGCGACAGCGGGCGGTATCTCATCAGGGTTCTCCATCGCGAGCAAGTTGGCCCGCACAGTCTTGTCAATCGAATACTTGCCGTTGACCATCATCAGCTTCTTGGCCTGCTCACCGACGCGCTCAAGCACCCACTCGCGCATCTTAGGTGAGCGCACGCTGGTGATGTCGCCGTCGGTCAGTTCCGCGACGCGCTCCTCGATCTCGATCAACTCGTCGTGGGCGTAGCGCATGGCGGCCTTGGCGAGCGCCACGTCCACCAGCACGCCACGGTCGTTTATGCGCTCGTTGACGTGGTAGTCGGCAAGCTCGTCCTCAGACAGCGGCCGCATGGCCTTGGAGACAGCCCGCATGGCGCGCACGTCGGCCTCGCAGTAAGCGACCATCTCCTGCATCAGCGCCGCGTCCTCGCGGAACTTGCCGTCAGCCTGCGGGATCGACAGCAAGCGGATCAGTTGCGCGCCTCGGTGGTCCTTCTTCATGCTGGCGCTGGCGAAGCGCCCCACGTCCTCAAGGCTGCCAGGCGCGCAGTTGGCACGGGCCTGCGTGGCGGTGCAGTAGAACTGCTCCAGCCTGAACGGCACTTGCAGCACGTAGGAAAAGATCAGCCGCTCGAACGCGGCGTTGTGAGCGTAGATCGACCCCTCGTGGCGCCGCACAGCCTCGGGGAAGGGCTGGTCGGGCGTCCAAGTGACGACCTCGCCATCGTCGAAGGCGTAGGACATGCACAGCACTTCGGTGCTCATGTCCTGCGCGTAGTTGTAGACGCCTTTGGCGCCGAGGTCTACTCGGCTGCGCGTCTCGAAGTCAAGCCATAGACTCATAGCCTACCTTGCAAAATGCGTATGGCGTTTTTGCGAAAGTTTTTGTATAGCTCCACATCTTCCTTTGAAGGAGTGAACCCTTTCTTAACGCGGTACAACTCCAGCGTTAAGGCGTCTAACTTATCCAGTACTTTTTTCAGTTCAAAGTACTTGAACTCGTGTTCTTCTAAGTTCCGCAAAACACTGTTGTGAACCAGCGAAACTTCAGTGCCAAGGATAGTGGTGACATCCAACATACCCGACTCGATTTCAGCGATAGCGTTTGAAATCGCGTCTATGCGATCTTCGTCCAGCATAGAAAAAGACGGAGCCTTTCGGCCCCGCCCTTTTACATTACACCGCAGCGCGGCGACGACGGCCAGCCGCAGGCGCGGCCTCAGCTTCAGCCACTTCACCGTTCATGCTGACCCACTCCACGACCTCGAACACCGGCGTATAGATACGGCCGTAGCTCTTATGGGTGTAGTGGTCCTTGCCCAGCTTGACGACGGGCACCGGCTTGGACTGGTCCTTCTCGACCTGCGCGGCGATCTCCACAGCCAGAGCCTGCACGGCCTTGCGGCCGCCGACGCTGGTGGTGGTGAACCGCGCTTCCATGCCGGCGTCTTCGCCGCTGATGCACTTCAGGCTCAGAC